AGAAAGCAAAAGGTATATATGACTTAGCTAATAAAAAAACTAACGGACAGTTGACATAATATGGCATTTGAAGCAAAAAAAATTAATCCACTAGACTTACAGCCTCGTAAGGCAATTGGTGTATCTTTACCTTTCACGGGTTTAGGTGTATTTAATTCAACTTTTGCTACTAAAGATGCTATAAAGAATAACTTAATAAATTTCTTTTTAACAGGAAAAGGAGAAAGGTTTTTGAACCCAGCCTTTGGAACAGGTTTAAGGAATTTATTATTTGAAAACATATCTAAACAAAATTTAGATGCTATAGATGGAGAAGTAAAAGAATCTTTGAGAAACTACTTTCCTCAAGTTATACCAATTAACATCAACACACAAGGAGAACCTGACAGAAACTCAGTTACCTTTAGTATGAGATACCAAATACAGGATACAGGTATAGAAGATACTGTAGCTATTAACTTTGAACTAGAATGAAAGAAGTAAGAGACATAAAATATATTAACAGAGATTTTAATGATTTTAAGAACTCATTAGTTGAGTTTGCTAAAAACTATTTCCCTGACACCTACAATGACTTCTCTCCTGCATCGCCAGGTATGATGTTTATTGAAATGGCAGCCTATGTTGGAGATGTTCTATCTTTTTACTCGGATACTCAACTACAAGAGACTTTCGTACAACATGCTAAGAACCCAGAAAACTTATATTCATTAGCATATACATTAGGGTATAAACCAAAAATTACAACAGTTGCAGAAGTTGAGTTAGAAGTAACTCAAAACGTAGCTGCTACAGGAGCCGACTATCAACCTAACTTTAACCAAGCCTTACTCCTATCAGCAAACGCACAACTGAAAGCTACCACAACAGGACAACCATCCTTCTTAATAGATCAGTCTATTGACTTTAGCTTTTCAAGCTCTTACGACCCCACTACTATAACAGTAGCCTCAATTGCAGGAGGAAATCCAGCCGAGTATACACTTAAAAAGAAGGTAAAAGCTTTCTCTGGAGAGGTCGCAGTTAAAACAGAAGTTATAGGTAATGCTGAAAAATTTAAAACTATAACAGTAGAAGATACTGATATTGTAGGAATCTTATCTATAGTAGATTCAAGCGGTAAAACATGGACTGAAGTGCCTTACTTAGGACAGGAAACAGTATATGATGATTTAGCAAATACTGACCAAGATTCTGGCGAAGTAGCTAATAAGCTTACATTAAAGAAAGTCCCTAGAAGATTTGTAACAAGATTTAATTCATTAGGAAACCTTCAAATACAATTCGGTGCAGGAGTTAGTGACTCAGACGATTCAGTAATTATTCCTAACCCAACTAACGTAGGTATTGGAAACGCTGACGGTCTATCTAGAATAGATACATCATACGACCCATCGAATTTTCTATTTAGTAGAACATACGGAGTAGCACCCTCGAATATTACATTAACTATATCATACCTAAAAGGAGGAGGAGTACAAGCTAACGTACCTGCTAATACTATTACTCAACAGTCCGCTGTTACTGCCACTGCTTCTGATAACTCTTATCAAGAAACTATTGCATTCACTAATATCTTACCTGCAACAGGCGGGAAGGACGGAGACACGATAGAAGAGATAAGAGAGAATTCTCTACGTTCTTTTAACGAACAAGGTAGAGCAGTAACCTTACAGGATTATAATGTAAGAGCTCAATCATTACCAGCTAAATTTGGATCAGTTGCTAAAACGTTTGTTACTAAAGATGAAGCAACTAGTAAAGAAACAAAGACAACTTTAGTAGACGATAACCCCTTCTCTTTATCTCTTTATACTCTAGCTTACGATAATAATAAAAAGTTAACATATGCTAGTGATAATTTAAAGAGAAACTTAAAAACCTATCTATCTCAATATATGATGATATCAGATAGTATAAACATAAAAGATGCATTTGTAGTAAATATAGGAATAAACTTCGAAGTATTAGCACTTCCTAACTATACAGGAAGAGCAGTATTATTAGAGTGTATTCAAAAAGTAAAAGAGTACTTTATAACGGCAAACAGAAACATTAACCAACCTATCAACCTAGCAAGAATAACTACAGTTTTAGACAGAGTTAAAGGGGTACAGACAGTACAGAAATTAGAGATAGTAAATAAAGTAGGAGAAACATATTCGGAGTTTGGATATGATATAGCAGGAGCAACTAGAAATAACGTAGTTTATCCTTCTTATGATCCTTGCTTCTTTGAAATAAAATACCCCGACACAGATATTAAAGGTAGAATAATAACAGTTTAAAATGGCAGTATACAGAATATACCCTGAAGCAGATACATTTATTACTTCGTTCATTTCGGAATCAAATGCCGGTATTGATGAGATAGTAGAACTAGGAGGTTTCCCTAACAGAATAATTAAAGGAGAATCATCTCGTATTTTGGTAAAGTTTAAAGATACAGAGGTAACCTCTACTTTAACTAATATTGTATCAAGTGGATTTTCCGCTAGTATAAATTATACTTTAGCAGATGCTACTGAATTACCAGAAACACTATCTATTAATGCATGGCCTCTAGCAGAATCATTTACCAAAGGAATAGGGAAGATAGAAGACACACCTACAGATAGATCCGGAGTAACATGGAAACATAGAAATGCAGATAGAAACAATGCATGGGGAACTTTGATATCAAACGCTACAAGCTCTTTCTCAGGAAGTTTAACTGGTGGAGGAATATGGTATACCGGTTCTAATAATATAGACCTAACAACTACAACTTCACATACTTATTTAGATAGTAAAGATATAGATATAAACGTAACAGAAGCAGTAAAATTACAATTCTCTTCTTCTATTGTTAATAACGGATTTGTTTTAAAACTAGCAGATAACCTAGACTTTAATACTACATCCTCTATTAAGTTAAAATATTTCTCTCAAAATACTCATACCATATACAGACCCTACTTAGAGTTTAAATGGGATGACTCTTCATTTATTACTGGAAGCAACAGTATACTAGCCACCGATAAAGCTGTCATTGGAATAAACAACAACTCAGGAGAGTACGGTAATAAAGGAAAGAAAAGGTTTAGACTAACTAGTAAACCTCAACACCCAGTAAGAACATTTAGTACAGGTTCTATATATAAAACTAACTACGCACTACCTGCTACCAGTACTTATGCAATACAAGATGAATTTACAAAAGAGAACATCGTTGACTTTGATCCAACTTTTACTAAAATAAGTTGCGATTCTGAAGGAAGTTTCTTTGATTTACATTTAACTAACTTAGAGCCTGAGAGATACTATAAAGTACTAATCAGCTCTTCTTTAGACGGAAGTGATGTTATAATAGATAATGACAATATATTTAAAGTAGTTAAGAATGGCTGAAATTAAGATTCAGAAGACCGTATTTAATAAACCGGAATTTGATAATGTTATCGATAGAGACTTCAAATTCTTTACTCCTCCTGAGGACCTAGAGGATAATGATACTGTACTCGAACTATTCAGACTTTATAATAAACTTTATTTCGAAATACCTTTAAGAGACACCAATACCTCCCACGAATTTTTAATTAGAAAGAGTATGGAGTTAGTGGATTTTGATGAAGACAACGAAAGATTACAGCCTCTATTAGATGAGATATCTAACCTTAGAGCACAACTTGTAGATAATCAAGAACAGATACTTGAATTGCAACTACAGAATTTAACAGACACCAATGGCTAAAATAGACTTTAAAGTATTACCTCTATTTCCAGAACAGGTTACTGACATACAGAGATTTCAACCAAAAGATGTACTTCTAGTTGGTGATTTTAAAGTAAATAATACCTTTTCAGTTAATAATAACTCTATTGAGTTACATGCGTATAGCCAAACAGGAACGTTATTAAAGTCTGACTATACGTATAAAGGTTACTCTTTTTTACAAACAGCTGCAGGAGCAGGTAAATCTGGAGAATCTACAGTTAATGTAGATCCAGTTCAAGACTCTATTGACTTAGGTTATAATACTGGTGGAATAAGATTATTATATAACTTTGTAAATAATTTATATAGCCCAACAAATAAAAATCCTCTATTCTACATAGAATCTATTTCTAGAGATAGAAGAGAGATAAGACTACTAACCACTCAGCTACCCGATGAATTTGTATTACAAACTACATCTGGAATAAGATCAGCTTTAGACGGAGAATCTTACTTTAGCGACTTTAAGTTAAATTTCTTAAATAATACTAACGTAGTAGGTATAAACATCTCTACTGAGAGTTATAGAGACCAACGTGCTGTTCTTGTAAAATTATATGAACCCCTACCTAATTCATTTAGAGAGAGGGATACATGTAGTATAGTAGAGTTTGTAAGCGACTCACTAGCATACGAAATACAGGGGGAAGTAATACCAGAAGAGGTAATAATCCCTAAATTAGCGGGTCCTAATTTTGATATTGATACAGAGGACTTAAGCGGCACTCCTAGCCAGTTCTTTAATTTAGATGAATTATTTAGTTATCCAGTAAGTAGCTCATATTATGAA